GATACGTTTTGTGCTCCAGATACTTTTGGGCAAACGCCTGGCATAACTGGGAAAAACGCAATTGGTTGTCCGATGGATGCTGTAGTGTCCCAATTGTATGCTCCAACAATTGGCATGCGTGCGCAGACATAGGCTATGTCCATCTCGTCGTATTCTGTTCCGAAAACTGGTCCTGAAGCCATTTCGAAATTTGATGTTGCTGCCAGTGGTATGGCGTCTGATGCTCCGTCCATGAAATGTGCTGTCGATTGAGGAAAAATTTCCATTCGCGTTGGCGCGTTTGGTGAGTCTGGTTTTGAAAAGCCGAACATACGAGCTGCACGAGCTGCTACGCTTGTGGCCCATGATACTGGTTGAGCAATAGCAGATAGCAAAGGGAAAGTCCCAATAGCTCCTGCTATTTCTGATACCGTATCGAGGGCATCTGATACAGCATGTTCGCGTGTTGCTTGCTTTTTCTCTTGATGAGATTGTCTGAAAACTCGTTCCATATTCCGTGTTGGTGGTCCAGTGAGGATGAAAGGGTCTGACGTAGGTACGCCAAAAGTCAAATTCTCAAACCATGCTTGGATAGAAAATGATACTGAAGTTGCTGTAGATGAAGAATTAAGTGGTGAAAGGACTGAAAATAAAACTGTTCCTAGTCCAAAGGTACCTATGCGGTCCCATTCGGATACAGGGGCGAAATATTTGACCCTAAACTCGACAGGATTTGGTACTGTCGGATCGAATTCAATACCGTCTAGTGATGTAACCGATTGAATACTCGTATTGGTTCTTCTTGCTCCACGTTCGTTGCGTGCTGCCTCGAAAGAAACCCAAACTCTGCCTGCTTGAAAAGCCATGGCAGATGCTTGAGCACGGATGACAATGTCTCCAGAGAAAAACTGGTATCTCTGCATCTTTTGCAACTTAATGGCTGATGAATTTAAGATTCCAAGTGGTAGTTCTATATAGGAGAGTACTGTTCCGTAGGTTGCTGTTCCTGGCCAAGTGATGTTTTGGATGAACACTGGTCTAGCTGCTACCTTTCGAATGTCTGTGCCTTCTGTGTGATGTTGTCGTAGTCTATCCATTCCCATGGTAGGGACGGCATTTGGGCGTTGGTCAGCGATCGTTTCTTGATTGTCGATAAAAGAAGTCAATTCGACTGTTCGTTCGACGGATGTGTTGGGTTCTGTTGTTGATGGACCTACCCCAGTTCCAGCAGCTGCTGTAACTGAAGTTGCGGTTGAAGGCATAGCGGGTCCTACGACTGTGCCTGTTGATATTTTGTTCCAATTGAGGGCGCTCATTTGCCGAGGGTTCGCGCCGAAGTTCCTCGGTGTGGTTTTTCTGTGTTTTGTGTAAGATTTCTAATAGCAGTAAAAGATGAAGGAAAAGAATAAAAGACAGCTTTCAAGTTCACATTAGAAAAATTTTGCGTGATCCCGAAGGACTTCCGCGGAAGTTGGAAGAGGTATGTGTCTTCCGAGTCTGGTGAGTGCGTCGGAGAGCAACTTGCGTGTTTCTCCGGTTGGTTCGGTGACGCCCAATTCCATGGCAGAAATTTTGATGTTTTCGATGGTTGCGGCCATGTTGTCAGCTGATTTCTTGGTGTATTGGGTCATGTCTTTGCAAACCTCGATGTCCAGAGGCGCTCGATAAAATCCGTTCATGAGCTTGAAACCGCGTTTCAGAAACGTGACTTGCTCAACGGGACGGGCTTCGACAAGGCCTCCTTCTTTCAAGGCGGGCGTGATGATCATGTTGATCTTTGCCATTTGCACGGCAATGTTGGCGATGGTAAAATCCGAAAATTCTCTCCTCACGGAAAAGATGACGTCGTCTCCGTTGGTGACCATGCGAACATTCCGGTGAAAGTGGACTGGTCCGGCGTGTTGTGGGTAGATCTTGTCCCAGGAATATTGAAATGCCTGGAGGTTGGATCCTGAGTTGATTTGTGTGGTACCGAAGACACCACTTGGGTTCTTTCCAGCGACGCGATAAGTCTCATCTCTGCACAAGTGAATGGCAAAAGTGACTTGGCGACCAATGGCTTCACGGCACATGTCGTCATGGTCCGTGCTGGATGGCTTGTGTGTCCGTTCGGCGTACAGCTGGTACCATTTCCGTGCGACTTGGAAGAATCCGTCGATGAATGCTGGTGGTTGCGTCGTGTCAAATTTCTCGTAATCGCCATCGTTGACTTTGCTGTCAACCTCTCTCAATTTCATGACAATTTGGTGCCACTCACATGAGTAAGGGTTGATTCCAATCGCGGTCGTGTTCTTGATGCGTTCGTTTTGCATGTGTTGGAAGTAGGCTCCATAATACATTTTCATAAAGATGACAAGATGCATTGGGCTAGCGGCAAAAACGCGAGTCTTGATGTCTTCTGGTTTGGATCTGTCGCAACGGCTGAGTTTTCGTCGTTCATCCTTCAGAGTGTCTTTGAAGATTGTTGGCGAAACTTTTCCATCAATAGCGTCTTGCTCGAGTCGACTGATGGCATTGCGCAAGTCCTCGTGAATAAAACGGGTTTCGGTATTAATCCAATGCCTTTTGCCTGGTTCTGGATGGGATTCCAAGCACCATGGATAGCCAGGAGATGTATCGGTTTTCATTGGTTCGATGATTCCAGGAATACCGAATACGGCTTCCTCAAGTGTAAGTTTGCGTGCGATGGTT